CATGCCAAATGCCGCCCGGCTTCCAGAGTTGAGGAACTCCAGAAAATCGACGACAGCCTGGGGTAGTGTCGGCCGAGCCTCGCCACTGTGAAGCACGGCCGACACTGCTCGACGCATGCTCTGCGACAGGTTCATCCGATGCTCCGTTTGGCGGCATTCAACTCGGCCTCGACGGCGCCGCGAGAATCCACCTCGTAACAGGGGATGTCGGACGCCACGGAACCCATGTTGCTATCCGGCAGCTCCACGGGGCCGCGGGGCATCAGGTCGCCCAGCTGGGGCTCGCTGATCGTCAGGTCGTTGGGTCCATCAACCATGCCTCACCTCGCTTAGGCGGCATCCTGGTACGCAGCCTTGACCCAATCGACGGTCAAGGTACGAGCCGCAGAGCCAAGAGTTTTGATGCCGAAATACGGAGCCAACGAGACTCCGTCAGGCACGTTGGTGGCATTGTACCGCACGCCGGTCTCGTTGACCAGTTTTCCGTCCACGAACGCCCAGACCAGTCCCTTCTCGTAGAGGAACCCGACCTTGACGAACGTGTCGGCCACCAGCGTCTGCAGGCGAGTGGTGCCATCCGCCCGGTACAGCCCAGTGCTGCCCTGCTGAAGCACCGTCGCCGCCGTGCCGTCCGTCGCGTAGACGACATCCATCGAACTCGGGCTGGCGGCCAGTGTCCGAAACAGCAGGTAGCTGCCGTTGGATGTGGCCGACGCTCCGGTCGTGTCGACAATCGCACCAGCGGCCTGGAAGGTGTTTGCACCAACCAGCGCCAGCCCGGCATTGACGGAGCACGCAGTGATGGCCGACACCTTGATGCGGGCCTCGAACCACATGCGGGTGCCGTCTGCGATCTGCCCCATGCCCGTCTTGCCGTTGCCATAGATGGCATAGGCATAGTCGTTGGCAGTGCCCGCCGTGGTCAGGGCAAGCCCCCCGGTTGCCAAGTCGGCCCCGGCCACGGCGCCAGTGCTGTTGACAAGGGTGTCCCAGCCACTGAGGTCGGCCTGGTAAGTGATGAAGTCGTCAACCATGAACGTCCCGAGCATCTGCAAGCGCAGAGCATCCTCAGGACAGCTGCCCCAAATCGAATTGGAGCAGCCACGGCTGCGAGCGTTGGTCGTGACTCCGTTATCGGAATCCCAGAACTTGTTTGGCATTGCGGCAGCGTCCTGCTTACGAGGCGGCGGTAGCAGCGATGCCGTTGCGGCGACGATCACTGCAGAAGTAGTTGTACGTCAGGTCAAGGTACGCAGCAAAGTTGTTGTGCTGGCCAGGAACGGCTTCCACACGACCTTCGCGGAACCAGTCACCTTCCAGCCCCACAACGCCAAAGGTGCTGTGGTCCAGAGCGTAGACCGGGTTGCGGGGCCCGGTGTATTCGGCCGTCTCGAACAGCGGCACGTTCTGCACCGGCACTCCGCGAATCGTGAGTGCGTTGTCGATCTTGAACAGGCTGGTCGCCCGCACATTGTCGACCGCGGCGGCTCCACCGACATTGCTGCCGAGGTTGTCGTTGCGGCTTTCGTAAACGTCAATCAGCTCTTCCGCTGCAGTGTCCGTGGTGTAGAACACCAGATCGGGGCCACCCTGGCGGTAGTCCGCCACCTTGACCGGCGGTCGCCAGTCGAGCTTCAGAAGCATGAGCCGCAGCTTCTTGACCAGATCGGCATTCGTCACCGAGGTGTAATTGACCGAGTAGTTCTTCCAGTTGTTGTTGGGCACGCTGTTCGGGTCCAGCCCGGCAACGGTCGTGTATCCCGAGGGGGCCCCGCCAGTGAAGCCCGTCGTGGCGTTGTAGACCACCCAGTACGGCACACCCAGGGGATCAAGCGTGTTGGTGGCCGCAGGGCATTGCCATGCCGCGGTCTCCAGCATCTCGACGAAATTCCCCATCATGCCAGCCCGCTGCGTCTCGATCATCGAGAAGATGCGGGTGGGGCTCGCACGGTTGATGAGCATTTCCTGATAGTTCAGGATCATGTGCGAGTCGGCGTGGACCCAGGCCCCGCTGATCTGGGCCATGAGCTGTTGCCGCTTCAGCTCGTCCGGTGCGTACGGACTGGAGTGCCGGGCATTGGTGCTGAACCGCGTCATCACCTGCTGTTGCCAGCCAGCCCCGCCGTTCTGCAGGTCCTTCTTCTTGAACCACTTGTCCACAACGATGCACTGCCGAAACTTTTCGGCAAGCACCGTGTAGCGACCAGCCCCCAGGTTTTTGAGGGTGCCCAAGACGAGGTCTTGCACCTGAAGAGGCGACAGCGACAGCGATGACATGACTCAACTCCCAGGTTATTGGTTTCTGCTGAGGTACTCGCCGATGAAGCGGACGGCGGCATCTTTGCCGATGGCTCCGGCACCTCCGGTGGTAGCCCCGCCACGCGGCCGAGGTAGTGGTGAGGCATAGGGGGCCCCTTGGCCAATCAGGGATGTCCCAAATACCTCAAACGCTGCCCGCTGCGCCAAGGTGGCGGCATCGGGAATTGGCTGCCCGGTGGCCTGCAACATGCGGGCGTACGTCTGGCTCTGGGCCTGCACTCGCCCGAGCGAATCGGGGTTGCCGGCAATCGCGGCGAACTGCGGCGGGAGGCTGAGCAGGGCGTTGTGGATTGCGTTGTTCCATTCGCCGACTGCCTGAACGGCCACGTTCTGCGCATGCTGTTGCCGGGTTTCGTGAACGGCATTGCGGAGCTGCCCGACCTGCATCTCGATGTCGTGAAGCCGCTTGTCTTTCTCGGCCAGATTCCGAGCCGCGATCTCGTCGAAGTTCTGCTCGCGATACTTCTCAATGGCAGCATCGAGGTCGAACTGCGGAGGCGGCGCAGCAACCTGCGATGCCTGTCGCTGGGCAGCGACCTGCTGCGAGTAAGCCGCGACGGACTGAACAAAGGCCGGAATGTTGGCCGGGTCGTGGCGGAACAGGTCAGCCGGGGGAATCCCCAGCGCGGCGGCCTGTGCCAGAACAGCCGGGTCAACCAACTGCCCTTGGGGCTGCGAGAACTGCTGCTCAGAGACCGGCGCGGGCTCGGGCGCAGGCGCAGCAACAGCCGCCTCGTTTTCCGTGCCGGCCATCAAGGCCGCCAGGAAATCCTGGTTGTCATCGCTGAGCGCAGCGGGGGCCGCAGCGGGTGCCGCTTCGCCCACGCCATCTCCGAAGATCTCATCGGGAACTTGCTCGTTCGACATGTTGGTCATCCTCAACGCGAGAACCGTGAAACGCAACGCCAAACACCGCGTCTGGCAATCCAGCACACAAACTGACTACCACTAACCGTCGCCGTAGCCGCCGTCATTGTCTCGCAGGCCGCGGACCTGCATCCACTGCCGCCGAGCCTTGCGGTCCGCCAGGTGGCAGTCCCCATTCGAGTCGTAGTAAACGCCGGTGATGCCTGCAGACGCCGCGACCTGGTTGAATGCCTGGGCGTCCTTTGGGTGCGTTGACATGGCGTCGCTGACCATCGGCCAATTGCCGGGGGCAGGAATGGCGTGGAACCCGGTGTCCACCATTTGCACTGCGGTCGAGGTGATCGTCTTGCCATTGAGTCGGCTCTTCTCTCGCCGTTTGCCGCCATTGGCCATAACGGCTTCGTAATCGTGGCGGGTCATGCTGACCCAGAACTCACGCCCGCTGCCGTCGTCACGAAACAGGTACTGTGGCATCAGTCTTCTCCGTCATCACCGGACATGCCCATCGCTGCGGCTCGGGCCGCTCCTCCCGGCGATGGGCCACTACCTCGTGCCCTCTCGTAGACCCGCGTGGTGTTTGCGGGTTTCGGTGGCTTGTCAAACTCGGGCCCCTGCGTTGCCGATGGGTCAGGGGGCTGGACGCGAATGATTTCAAGCAGCTCGGGAACATCCCCAAGCTCGGCCACCAGTTTGACGTACTGCGTCATGTCGAACGCTGTGCCAGACTGCTGGAACATGGGCTGGAGGGGGATCAGTTCCTGGACAATGGCTCGAACCATTTGCAGTTTTGCTGCCGGGCTCTGCGGCGTCAGGGACACAGGCTCGATGTCAAACTCAAACGATTCAAACTTGGTGCCAGCCCGAACGTCGGTCTCGTCATCATCCCCCATGGCCACGATGGGGAACTCGTACTGAAGCTCAATGTCGGTGTTCGCCACCTTATCGATCGTCTTGATGCGGCACTCAGGATCGTTCCAGATGTACCACGCGATCGCTTGCATGATCTGGCGAGTCCATTCCGTCACCTTGTACTGCATGCGGTTCAGGCGGGCTGAGCTTGTGGCCTGAAGCATCTTCTCCTGCCCAAGGGTCTGGGCCCCCGCTGCCAGCCCACCAGCCACATCCAGGTTGCCGTTGCACCACGAGTACCACTCCCGAAGCACCTGGGCAAACTGGACTGATGCCCCATCCACGCCGCCGTACGATCTCTCCTGGCAAGCGCCGGGATCGGCCACGGGAATGGCCTGCCCGTCGTGGGCGGCGTTGATCCGCTGGGCCTCCGTCTCATCGCCACTGACCAGCAGCAGGGTCTTGCGGCGACTTGCTTGCCGCCCCATGTCCTGAAACATCAGGCTCATCAAGTCCGCCATGGGGGCCGCAAACTCGGCCGGGGCAATGCCGCGGGTCCGGCCTGGCACTGGATGAAACACCAGCTTGTGGTACGGGCCGGAAGGGGGGCCCAGGTAGTTCTGCACACGCAGCGGTCGCGAGCCTTCCTTCGGAAAGGTGGCGATCATGCGGTGCCGGGGCAGGTAGATGTCAATCAGCTGCACAAGATCGGAGTCGGTGCCGGGAATGTAGGTGGACCGCCCAATCAGTGCGTCTTCCAGGTCATCGCCGTCTCGGCGCAAACCTTGGCCCGGCTGGCACTGTGCGACCACCTCCGGGTCGTTGCGCTCGTCGTACTTGATGTCGGCCAACGGCATCTCATAGATGTTGCCCTCCCAGCGGATACAGTCCCACCGCTGGGCTGTCGTGTCCCAGAGGTAGTCCGTCAGAAGCACTGGATCCGCAAACGGCAAGGCCGAGTACCTCCACTGGGAGGCGTACAGGTCGGAGTCGTCCAGTGCAATCCCCACCTTGACGATCCCGATCCCGAAGATCGCATCGAGAACCCCCTGCTCAAGGGTGTCGCGAACGCGAATGGCCTCCAGCACTCGATTCAGGGCCAGCCCAAACAGCCGAGCCTGGAACTTGAGTGCCGAGTCCGACGACGTGACCCGAGCCCGCGGACTCCCGGCCACCAGGTTCTGCATGTACGTCTCGACAAGGACGCCCAGCGCGTTCATCGTCCGGCTGTTGCCGCCTGCGTTCGGGTGGGCCATGTCGGCGTACAACTCGGCCACCTCGCCGCCTGCGTACTGGCGAACCATACGGGCAATCTGGTCGCGCCACCCACCGAGATCGCGGTTGGATCGGTCGACGATGTCCTTGAGGGCCGACCAGTCAATGTCGGGACCAAACGGCTCACCCATTTGTGGGACTCCAGTAGGGGCGGTTGGCCACGGCGGCCTGGTTTTTCAGGTGCTGCAATCGGCGGAACATGGCCGATCCGGGCAGGATTTCCGGAGGGGGAGGGGGTTCATCTGGGGTTGTGTCCGACTGCTGACGAATCGGCCACCAGGCGCATGCCAGCCCAATCGCACAGTCACCGTGCGAGTTTTCGCCTCGGCGTGTGACTGAGGGATGAGATGCCTTGCCATCTGGCCCCCGCTGGTATCGGCCTAGTTCCCGCAGGATACGGTCGGAACGGATTTTGAGTCCATGCCGCCGGATGCCATCTTGCAGGGCTTCGAGAATCTTGGTCCCCCGGTCATTGTTGAACAGCCCAAACTGGGCGCCTCGCCGGTCCCGCAGCCGGTCTGTCGACGAATCCCCCGTCCGCCGAATGTATGCGTTGCTGTACCCCTTTTGCAAAAACCGGCCTGCAAACTGACTACCAGGGCCGTTCACTTCAGGCACCACAAGGGCGGGCCGGTTGTTCGCGTCACAGAACAGGTGCCCAAGCACCCAAACGAGGTCGGCCATCTGCGAAGGATTGGTCGAGGCGTCCATCCACATCCAGACCTGCTCGCGGGTTTCGGCGTCGATGCAGACCGCCGCGGACTGCGAACTCCACTCCCCGCCACCACCCTGGGCAATGTCGCACCCGATGATGTACCGAGAGCGGGGGATAACCAGCTTTCCGTCTCGCGTCTCCAGCTTCCGCCAGAGCATGATTGGCCCCCCGGCCTCGGGCTTCAGCTCGGGCTCCCCATACTTGATGCCCACCGGATAGCCATCGGCGTCGTACGCCACATTGGCAAACAGGATCGGATCGCTGGAGTGCTTCTTGGCCCGAGCCAGGAGCCCAGGGTCAAACATTCGGCCAGCCGCCCCGCCGTAGTCCATGTCCAGCTCGGCGGCCACGTCCTGCAAGCTGATCGCTCGGGAACACTCCTGGTCGTAGTAGGGGGACCGCAGCCGCCCGTCGCCGACATAGGGGTAGTCCGGGTCATACTCGAAGTTGCGATCCAGCTGGTCGATCTTGTTGCCGTACGCCCGGTAGGCACCGCGGGTCTTCTCGGGATCTCGCCACCACCCCATCTTGATGTGGTGCAGCGTCGGCCGATCACTGGTCACCAGGTCGTAAAACGCCCCCGATTGGCCCTTCTCTTTGCTCGGCGTGGACACAAACACCCGGCAAGGGGACACATACTGGGTCGAGTTCAGGGCCCCTTACTCAGCATTGATTGGCCACTTGTGCATCTCGTCAAAGACGAATGCCGTCTTGCGTCCGCCGGTCGCCACGTTGGTGGTGGCCGCGAACCCCTGGATGGTCGACCCATTCAGGGCGTTGCGGATCATGTGGGTTTCCAGGATCCGGACGCGGTGCTGGGGCGACACGCTGAGGAATCCCGGCAGTTGCTCGTTGATGAAGTCGAGCTTCCAGAACAGCGAGTCGGTTGACCCTGGGGCATCGACCGACGCCTCGTCCTTGCTTGTCACCCCGGCGTGGAAGTTGTCCCGGAATCGCCAACTGTGGTCGATCAGGTACAGGATCATCCAGGAGGCCCCCATTTCCCGGCTCTTCTCGACCACCATGTCGGACGTGCCCCATCGGGACCACATCTCCATCAGCACGTCGTTCTGGTACTGGCGGGTCAAGAAGGGGACCACGGTCTGGTCGCCCCATGCGCGAGCCTGCGTGTAGAGCTTCGAGACCACCTGCATGCGAGGCTCCAGCAGCCAGCCGAATGCATTCAGGTAAAACAGCAGGTCTCTCGCGCAGATGATCCACAATTCGCGGGCGTAATGCTCGCGGCGATACGCTGCCTGCAAGAGTCTTTTGCGAAACCGCAGCAATTGGCGAGGATTGCGGGGAACAAAGTTGCGGTAATACCAATCGGTCGGGCCGAGCGGGCAGTCGCCAAGGGCCTCTGGATTGACCAGCAGGGTGTCGCTCACCGCTTGCCCCCGAACAAAAGCTGTCGCATGCGCGCGTGCTTATTGGTGGCCTGGTCCTCCCGCAACACAGCCCGGTGGGCCTGAATCTTGAGTGCTGTCACCCGGGCAATTTCCCTGCGGCGCAGTTGCAACTCGACCTGCGCCGCATCCACCTTCGCCTGGGTCGCCTTGAGCGTGGCCCGCAGCTTGCGGATTGTCCCCTCGAACTTTCGGGCCATTTTTCGCTGGGTCGCCCGCACCATGCCGTCAACACGACGATTGTGCTGGGCGGTCCCCAACCGTACCCTGGCCGATTCAAGCTGTGCGGTCAACGCCGAGACCCGGCGAGTCAACCGCTCAATCTCCTGGTCGCGTACCTGAACCTCGCGGAGCATTGAGGACGGCAGGCTTTGAAGCCGAGCCTGCCGTCTTGCGTCCCGGATTGCCGCCACGAGTTCCGGCCCATGGGCTGCCAGCATGGATGCGACCGCAGCGTGATCCTGCCGTTGTGCGGCCCGAATCAGCGAGTCATAATCCAGAGCGACTGTGGCCGCGAGCCTGAGCAATGCGTCGTCCACGGACATTGGCAATCCCCTCCCGTCGCCACAATACCCGTGAAATCACATGGCCCGCAAGCGCAAACAGACTCCGATCGTTGGCCGAACCTCCATCGACGTACTGAGTTGGGTCCTGGAGCACTGGTACAAAATCAAGGCCCATGTCGAGGACCGTGGGTCGATTGCCGACTACCAGTTCCCCTCAGAAACAGCCCGATCCGTGGTGATCTGGGTAATGCACGATGAGCAAAAGCACCTTGGGGAAGTGCTCAAAATGAAGAACTCGGCAGAGGCCAAGGTAGCCGCCAAGAAGCCCAAGGGAATGGCAGACGACGCGCGCAGGCAATTCGACATCCTCCGGCGGTTGGCCCAAACTGTCCCTGCTCGACTGCCACCCCCTGGTCCCGACATGGGAATCGACCCCGAAATCTTCGACCCGACTGCCGGTGCGTGAGCGGAAATTATTTTCGCCGTCCAGCGTCCCTTGACGCTGGCTTTTGCGCTGCGTAGCATGTGCCTGTTGTTCCTCTTTTCTGGAGACCACATGGCACGGTTCGACGTTCGTAAATGGTGGCCACCCCTTCGCAAGAAACACGACGAAAGCGAGGCTGGCCGAGTCAAGGGCGGCGTGGCTCACACGGCATTCACCGCTTGGGTAGGGTCAATCACCCAAGGCGAGGCGGCACGCCTGCTGGGAGTCTCCAAGCAACTGGTCAACAGCATTTGCTGTGGCCGAAAACTGTCGCTGGATGTCTGCGACAAATGGCTGCGCCTGGCCAATTCCCAGGAGTCGCAGGCGTGAGTCGCACCACAATCGTTGTTGGGGTCAATGCCCCTATCGTTGACCTACGCAGCGTGCTTCAGCGGTTCACGGACGCAACATACGCCGCCATGCGCATCATGCCCTATCCGCAGTGGCGAGCGCGTATTCTGCAGCTGCGACTGCCCCTGCGCACTAATTGGCCCGTCGAAACCG